ATGCATTCGTCGTACAGGATCTCATTCGTGCATGGCACACAACTCTTGATAACCAGATCCTCAATGGTTCTGGAGCATCAGGACAAATCCTTGGTCTTCGTAACACCACTGGTGTAAATGCAATCACTTATAACGATGCAACACCATCTGTTGAAGATCTATATCCAAAGTTGGCTGATGCTTACCAGCAAATCCAGACTGGCGTATTCATGAATCCTACACACTGGATCATGCACCCACGCCGCTTGGCATTCTTGCTTGCAGCAGTTGACTCTTCAAAGCGTCCACTCGTTGTACCTGCAATCAATGGTCCAATGAATGCACTTGCTACAGGTGCAGGCGCTGTTGGTTATGGTAACTCAGGCTACACATTGATGGGTCTTCCAATCATTGCAGACGCTAATGTTGTTACAACTGCTGGTGCAGGAACAGAAGATGAAATCTATTGCGTAACAGCACCTGAATTCCATCTCTGGGAGCAGGCTGGCTCACCATTCGCATTATCATTTGATGCAACTGGTGCTGGCTCACTTACAGTTAAGTCAGTTGTTTATGGATACGCTGCAGCATCTGCAGGTCGTTATCCAGCAGCAGCATCCAAGATTTCTGGAACTGGCTTGATTGCACCAACATTCTAAGTTAGATTTGCATAGGTTAGAAATTTGAAAACTAACCTTTGCAATACTTAGAGTAATCTAAGGGAAGGGCAGGCTTTGATCCCCGACAAGGCCTGCCACTTCTTAAGGAGTATAATGAAACTACTAAAGATTTTAAAAAAGAAAAAAGAAACTGCTACCGCATTACCTAAGACAGAAAAGGCAATGCTTCCAAAATTGGAGAAGAGGAATAAATGAGTCAGTCAATAACACAGTATTGTACTCTTGCAGACTTAAAAAATAGTTTGCAGATTGAAGATAGTAATGACGATGTTGCACTACAAGCAGCGATTCTTACTGCCTCAAGACAGATTGATGACTATTGCCAGCGTTTCTTTTATCAAGAAGGTAGCCTCTTAGTACCTGCAGTAAAATACTATACTGCTGTAAGCCCATGGTATGTAGAGACAGACGATATTGTTCAATTAACAGAAATAGCATGTGATCCTGACTTTGATCAGTCATATGCACAGATTTGGGATTTAAATACAGATGTTATGTATGAACCAGTAAATAATCCTTCAAAAGGTTGGCCATGGACAAAAATTCTGGCTATTGGCTCATATGTATTTCCTTATTTCTTTCCACAGACAGTAAGATTAAGTGGTATTTTTGGATTTCCAGAAGTTCCATATGAAGTAGAAATGGCCTGCAAAATTCAGGCAGCAAGATTATTTATTAGAAAGCAATCACCATTTGGTATTGCAGGATCTGTAGAATTGGGTACAGTTAGATTAAATTCAAGACTTGATCCAGATGTAGAAATGCTTTTAAAGGTATATCGTAAGAATAAAGGACTTGCCTACTAATGATAAATATAAGTGGTGTAAGAGAACAATTAGGAAAGAATTTAGAAACAATTACAGGTATGCGTGTTTATGACAAAATACCTGATGTTGTAGTTCCTCCATGTGCTGTAGTTGGCCAATTAGATTTCACATTTGATATTGATAATGCTCGTGGCTTAGACCAAGCATCTGTAGATATTTATGTGATTGTTCAAAGAATATCTGAAAGAGCAGGACAAGATAAACTTGACCAACTTTTGGCAGGTACAGGAAATAAATCAATCAAAACAGCCATAGAATCAGACAGAACACTTGGAGGCTTAGTAAATACTCTAAGAGTTATAAGTGCTGAAAGTGGTACATATAACTCTGGAGATCAAGAGTTTTTATCATATCGTTATAATGTAACAATATGGGGCTAAGGAGAAGATCAATGGAATATGAAGTAATATCCAATAAAAAAGTTTGCGGTAAGGTCAAAGGTGAAAGACTTACCGAATCTGATATAATTAGTGCAAGAGGAAATGTTGAATTTCTACTTGATGCTGGTCATATCAAAGAAGCAGGAAAGACACCAAAATACACAAAGACATTTGAACCAAAATTTGAAGAAGTTCCAGTAGTTGAGGAATCAGCATTTGAGGTATCAGATGATAATATATCTACAACAGAAGGAGATATTTAACAATGGCTCGTATAGTGCTTACTGATGTTGCAGTAACAATTAACTCTGTTGATCTTTCTGATCACATTGCATCTGTTACCCTTACAACATCTGCAGACGCTGTTGAAACAACAGCATTTGGACAAGACTCAAGAACTCGTGTTGGCGGTCTAAAGGATAACTCAGTTACCTTTGATTTCCACCAGGATTTCTCTGCTACTGAAGTTGAAGCAACAATTTATCCACTTATTGGAGGACTTACTGCAGTTACAGTAAAGCCTACAGCAGGTGCAATTGCTGCTGATAATCCTTCGTATCAATTTGATGCGCTTGTAACAGAATGGACACCATTAAATGGTGCAGTTGGTGAACTATCAACAGCATCTGTCACATGGCCAGTTTCTGGAGACATTACAAAGGATGTAACTCCATAACATGGCTAAGTTAGTCTTAGATAATTGCTATGTTTTAATGGGAGCAACAAATCCGCCTGTATATAATCTTAGTGATCATATTGCAAGCATTACGCTCTCTACAGTGCATGATATTATTGAGACTACTGAGTTTGGGCAAATTGCAAAGACCAGAATTGCAGGACTTGCTGATAATTCTGTAACCTTTGAATTTCACCAGGATTTTAGTACAGGCTCAGTGGAGGATGTAATATATCCTGCACTGGGCACTGCACTAAACTGTATCATAAAGCCTAATGGCAATGTTACAAGTGCTACAAATCCTGCATATTCATTTTCTGTACTAATCAGTGAGTGGACACCACTTAATGGAAGTGCTGGAGATCTTGCAACAGCAAGCGTTACCTGGCCTATTTCAGGCGAGATAACAAAAACAACAACACCTTAAAGGGGAAAATACAAATGGATGGACTAAGTATAAAAGTCAAAACTAACGATGGACAAGAAGGAAAATACACTCTTCGTCCAAAAACAATCGTTGCTTTTGAACAAAAATTTAATAAGGGATTTGCTAAACTTCTTAGCGAAGACCAAAAGTTGGAGCATATCTACTTCCTTGCATGGGCAGCCATGAAGGATGCAGGTAAGGTTGTAAAGCCATTTGGCGATGCTTTTCTTGACACGCTTGATGCGGTTGAATTAGAAGTAGACCCAAACTCCGAATCCACAGAGACAGTCTAACATATACTGTAGCAATGATCTCTGTGGAGACAGGAATATCTCCAAATGATTTGCTTGAAGCGCCTGATGGCATAATTGAAGCAATAGTTATATATCTCAAGGAGAGAAGTAGGAATGCAGGCAGGAAATGAGTAAAAATGTTATAGTGTTAACTGGAGTTAAAGAAACACTAAAGGCATTAGAACAATTTGACAAGCAAGCAGTTAAAGACTTCACAAAAGTCCTTAATAGCGAATTGCGTACTGCTAAAAATGAAGCACAGCAACTTGTCACAGCAAAGCCACCACTTAGTGGATGGGCTACTGTTCCTGCTGCAAATCCTCGTTCTCGTGGTGGTGCTGGATGGCCTGCCTGGGATCAATCTGTCATTAGGTCTGGTATTTCAGTAACAAAAGCAGAAGGTAAAGTTAGATCAGACTATACAACCTCTGCTGGTGCATTAAAGAACAAGTCTGCTGCTGGTGTTATTTATGAAGTGGCAGGTAGAAAGAATAAAACTGGCGGTAAAAATGGATTCATTAGTAATCTAAGTAGTAAAGATAGTCCATTTCAGCCATCAAGATTAGTTTGGCATGTAGTAGATAAGAGCAGAGCCAAAATTGTAGATAATGTATCAAAAGCATTAGATAATGCTAAAACAAAATTACAACAGAATTTAAGTAAGGAGAGAGCATAACATGGTAATGGGTGCAGTAGTAGCCAGAATCCTTACTCAATATTCTGATAAAGGTTCTAAGCAGGCTCAAAAAGACATAGCAAAACTTCAAAAAAGAATTGATGCTTTTGGTAAAAAAGCAGCAAAGTCATTTGCTGTTGCTGCTGCAGCAAGTGCTGCTCTTGCATATAAGATTGGAAAAGATTCTGTAAAGGCAGCAATTGAACAACAAAAGTCTCAAGCACTTCTTGCAAATAGTTTAAAAAATAGTCTTGGTGTAACAGATGAACAAATTTCTGCAATAGAAAAATATATAGA